AACCTAACAGTTTACAGTATTTCATCCAGATCATGTCGATTTTATCACATTTTCGTTCAAGTCGCCTCGAGCGCGCCGAGGAACCCCATGGTGGGAGAAGGAGCCCCCACACTGCGTCCCTACGTGACGGGTGTGGTTTATTAGATGATAAATCAAATTCATTGTTTCCTCAGATGATGGCCCCATACCGCCTCATTCTTGAGAAGACCAGAGCTCGTAGAGTGTTTCGCGAGAAAGTCTTTGGTAAACATAAGAAGCGACCTGGAGGAACACACAAAGGTCAGCGATTCGGTGATGACAATCTACGCCGTCAAACCGATACTGGTGAAAGTTTCAAGTTGAAGAAAACTTGGAAACCTAAGAACTCACGTAAGGAGTCAGGGGATAAAAAGATCTCAGCTGCATATGAAGACGAGATCAGCAAAGTTAAGGGTGAAGCTGATGCTAAGATTGAAGAGTTGCGATTTAAACTTCAGGAAATTGATGATGCTCGTGTATCTAAAAAGTCACAAGACGATGAGTTTGTGTCTGGCAGAGCAAAAGTCAATATTAACGAGTTTAAATTTAAGTTCTACGATCCTAACACCAAGGTTACTAAAACAACAAACTATGTCTTGTTGTTTGCATGTATAGCGTATATAGCTACTATACATGGGCTTGCCATATTTGCTGACTTACATTACTCTTATTGGCTCTTCCTATGTCTTTGTTATCCCATAGTATTTGCGACCGCTGCTTTTGCGTTTTATAGAAACACACAACCATTGAAGATGAAGGTTAAGGTATTATTCTATCAAGATCATGATGATCGAGGAGATCAACGTACTGATTACGCCAAGCGTGGTGATCTCAAACATCTCGACCCGAAGAAAGCTAAATTCATCATGTATTACACGCCAGGAAAACGATTCTATAAGAAATGGTTCTTTAGTGTCACTCGTATGGAGAGAAAATTTTACTGGCAGAAAACATATACAAAATCGGAACCATATACTGGTTTCGTCTCTATGGAGATGTTCATGCAGCTTATGAATCTTAATGCTACATCCATAGGTGGGGAATATCATCATGTTCTGGCTAAATTGGAACATTTTGCAGCTACAAACAGTTCAATTAATATCGACAAACATGATATTCTCAAACATCAACGTTTAGATGTTGACACAGTAGCATTTTCTTTTGCATATTATCACAAGGTCCGCCAAGAATTGGATGGACTGCATTTTCTGAGACCCCAGCTATAAACGATCATAGGCTCTTTGCATATGGGTACCGTCATGATGAGGTTGGATTAGAGAACGTTCCTCTTCCGAAGAATGTCACGATCCGCGATCATGCAGATGACAATAAAATGAGACGACCACCAGTAATGGCGAGTCTAGGTACAAATTATGTCAACGCATGTAACCCTCACCCTGATCCAGAATGCAAGGAAACTATGAAGGCTGGGGTTAGAAAACGGTTTTGTAAGGAACCTCCTAAACCCGATAGGATCAAATTGCGTCAGTTGAAACGATTTGTTCGTAAATGGATTAGGAAGAACCTTACTCCACTGGCTTCAAACTCAGATACTTCGGTAGAAAATTGGCTTAATAATACTAATTACCCTCGTTGGCGCAGAGAGCAACTGCTAGCCAAATGGAGGAAGTGCGGAATGACTTTGACGAAGCGTCATTTCAAGGTGAAGTCGTTCATGAAAATGGAGACTTATCCTGAATATAAGGCAGCACGTGGCATTAATTCAAGAACTGACGAATTTAAATGCGCAGTGGGACCTATATTCAAATTGATCGAAAAAGAGCTATTTAAATTACCTTACTTCATCAAACGTGTTCCAGTTAGGGATAGACCTAAATACATACGTAAATTATTAGAACAAACTGGAAACACATACTATGCGACCGACTATAAAGCATATGAATCACACTTCACTAAGGAAATAATGGAGGCTGTGGAGTTTCAACTTTATGATTATATGACCAGTAAACTGCCGGAACACGACCAGTTTATGTGGTACATGCGTAATGTTTTGGCTTCATGGAATGTCTGTTGTTTTCGTGACTTTACGGTTAAAGTCCATGCAAAACGCATGTCTGGTGAAATGTGTACCTCACTTGGTAATGGCTTCAGCAATTTGATGTGCCTATTATTTCTATGCGAACAACATGGATGTACCAACGTCCGTGCTGTTGTCGAAGGGGACGAC